CAAAGAATCAAACATGTTATCTCTTAATTAATTCATTAGTAAAATCTAAAAGAAGATCCCAATTAGAAGTCTTCTCTGGTTGCCATTTCTTCTTCATCCACGAATGACAACTATACCAGTTCTCATCTGCTTCCGGGTGTGAGCCAATTAATCCTACGCGTCCCTGATAACCAGCCATAACATCGCCGTTAGGATAAGTAGCCACAACATCCATTCTACCGTTACCAACAATGCTACATCCATCATACCAATAAATCCTCTCTTCATTACCTAACCAACTAACTTCGAGATCTTTTGGATGTGGTCTTCTTGTTTTTGAACCAGGGCGCCCCATAAATTGGACACAATCACGACCTTTAACTAGGTCTAAGTATTTGCTTCCTGCCCAATAGGCACCCATACAAATACCAAGATAATGACCGCCATTATTAATATATTCTCTAATAGTATCTTTATGATGTTTCATCACTTTATCAAAAGTGTCTACATCACCTACACCACCAGGAACAGCAATAACATCTACATCGTCAAAAAAATTATCATAAGGTATTTTATGACGAGTAAAGATTTTAAATGTGTGCTGAGATTGTAATGCATTAATGATAGCATTAACGCCATCAACTGAGCATCTAGGATGATCTAAGAACAGCGCAATCTTACCCATTACAACCTCATTATTATACAACTATTTATCGGAAGACATTACTTAATTTGTATAGGTAGCTTTTCAGTTTATAATGTTCTTTATCTGTTATTAATCTAAAAACGTGATCGTATTCTTCGTCTTTTACTGGAACTATTTTAACTAGAGGTGTCCCAGCTTTCAATATTTCTTTCTTACCTAATGCATGCCAATAAACTTGTACATTAATATTATTTGATAACTGAGTATCTAAGAGTCCTGGTATTACACTAAATCTTGTTTCATTATCATACCATACTGGTAAGAATAAAACTTTATAACCTTTTGGTACATTAACATACCAAGGTGTACTAAATTTCAAGACAGTTTGAAGTGTATTAGGTCTTGGAAAATGTTCAAAAAATATTTTTTCGTTAAAAAAATCAATTTCTTTTTTTGTAACACCTTTGAAATTTAAATTTTTTATAACATAATCATCAGCATTTAATGGTGCATTCCACTCAAACCATTCACCGGTATTGTTTGCTTCTATCGAAAAATCTTGCCAAGTTCTAATAATATAACCAGTTTTACTATAGTCTATTATACCTGGGCAGTTTTTAATATTAGCTTTAGCATCTGGAGATATTTTTACTTTCTTAAATGTTTCAATAAAGTTTGTTTTACTTAATTGAGGAGGATAGTGTTCAAGAGCTACAGGTATATCTGTATAAAATTCTATAATAGGTTTAGTCTTAAACATATTAAACATAACTACTCCACTAAATGGCGACCGCTACCGGGCTCGAACCGGCGACCTCTAGCGTGACAGGCTAGCGCTCTGACCGACTGAGCTAAGCGGCCTTGTACTGGAGGGGAAGATGGGACTCGAACCCACATAAAAAGGTTTTGCAGACCTCTGCCTAGCCATTCGACGCACTTCCCCAAATATAGAGACCGTTGACTCGCCGGATAGTCTCACTGGTTAATTCCAGGTGCCTGTTGCGCTTTTCTATAGAGGCGTGGCCGGTACATAATGGTGCCCACAACAAGATTCGAACTCGTGACCTACTGATTACTAATCAGTTGCTCTACCAACTGAGCTATGTGGGCTAAAAATGATTATTTTTTAATAAACTAAATTTCTTAAAAGTAGAAGCGTCTTCTTTTGTAACTTGCCTTACTGTAATATTATTTTTTTCCATCTTAAATGGTATAATTTTTACAATAGGAGTGCCAGCTTTAAGTACTTCTTCTGTACCTAATTTATTCCACTGAATAGCGACATTTATCTGTTGATCTGTACCAGCTGGAAGTAATCCTGGTATTACTGTAAATCTTTCTTCATTATCATACCAGACGGGTAAAAATAATGCACCATAATCTTTAGGAAGTTTTATACACCATCTTGTAGGTATCTGAAGAATAAACTTTAAAGTATTATCTCTATAAAAATAAGGTGAATACATCTCTTTTGGAAAATGAGATATTTCATTATTAAAATATGTATTTTGTTTTAAATATTCTGATGCATATTTTTCAGTATTCGTAGCTGACTTCCATTCATAGTACTCACCATCTTCTGATGTGCGAATATGAATATCTTGCCACAATCTTATTACATGTCCATATTTGTAATATTCGATAATAGCAGGGCAGTTTTTTAAATTTACTTCTGAAGTATAATTAAGTTCTGGGTTTAGTTTTGATGGTTTAATATTCTTAAAGATATTTGCAATATCTTTTTTACCATTATCTGGTGGAAATGTTTCTAATAATTCTGGAATGATAGGGTAGAATTCTATCTTTGGTTTATTAAAAAAACTAAACAATGTCACACCTTTAAACTGGGCGGGAGAAAAGGATTTAACCTTTTAATTGCAGCTGCTGTTTCCAAACAGCTCTCCCGATATGGTGCCCAAAGAGAGGACTGAACTCCCGACCTATCGCTTACAAGGCGATTGCACTACCGCTGTGCTATTTGGGCAATCATTTTATATGATAGATTAAATTATAATATAATGCAACTATTTTAAGACCAGGTAGCTTTAAATCCACCAGATGCACCTGCTGCACCATTACCTAAATTACCTGCGGAACCTGCACCGCCTGACCCAACAGTATATCTAATAACTAATCCCGGGGTAATTTGCGCTCTGGTAAAAGTTAAAGACGCATAAGCACCACTACCACCTGATCCACCAGCTGCTCTGTTAGGGTTTGCATTTTTACCTGATTGAAAGTCACTATAACCACCTGATCCGCCACCACCTCCTGGTGCTCTACCAGGAGAACCGTTTTTACCATTTATATTATGCGCACCCCTTGTACCACCTGTACCACCGTTAGGAGCATTCCCACCATTAGCACCAGTACCACCACCTGCATCACCATTACCACCTGAATTGCCGTTTGTTTTTACTATTGTACTAGTAGTGAAAGTACCTGTATTAGAAGCAGTGCCGCCGCCACCACCAGAACCATTCTGGTTACCATATCTATAACCACTAGTTCCACCTCCACCACCTGTTGCAGTAAGTGTAGAAGAATTTATTACTATAGAAGATGTACCACCACTCCCACCAGATGCTTTAACTGAATCATGATCTGCAGCACCTGCTCCACCCCCTGCACCCCATATTTCAAATTTTATATTGTTTCTAAAAACCGGTATAGTAAAAGATTTGTTAGATCCAGCTGTGTTATCTGTAGAAGAACCTGGTGGAGCAGGATCAGAAGAAGTTTTATCGTAGAAGTCAGAAAAACTTATAGGAGCTGTTGTTGTAAACCTACCTTGATTAAAAGGATAGAGTGATCCGTAAAAGGTTACACCTTTGTAATCGTTAACATCTCTTGTTTTACCTAAAGGATCATTACCTGAACCAAAAACATTAAATATTTCCGATACTGATATAGATTGACCTGAGGTAGGTGTATTAGCTGATGGCATTTTTATTCTTACCTTTTAATATATAAAAGTTCTGACCCTTCGGGTACTGTAATGTTTGCCACTTTACCATTAGGTATTCTTGCATAATTAAATTGCTTTAGTTGCTTATCATTAATTATTGCAGTACCTTTTACACATATTATATTTTGTTCTTCCTCTGTACCTTGTATGGATGTACTTTGTTTAATAAGTACCATATCAAAAAATTTATCTGCAGGTATAGGGTTAATGCATATCCAAGTTGCACCTCTGTCACCTGCAACAAACTTATATGGTTTTTTATAAAAGTATCTAATATCCCAGGCATTAGATACATCTGATTTGTTATGATATGAACCGTCACCGTTATATACTGTACCACTACCTTCTAGTAAATAGAATATTTGGCTAAATCTTGCATCTGAAGAGACATCTTCTTGAGTATACTCATAAAAGTCATTAGAGGTAATATGACCTCTACACATTGCAAAACCTTTACAAACTGAAAGTGTGCTTATAAGTTTCATATTTCAACTTCCAGTGAATCACCTAATTTTAATTCATCTGCAGTATGTATAGAATGAACAGGTCTAACATCCGACATATTTAAATTATATTCTTTATTAGAAATACTTTCAAAAAAATCATGTGATAATTTATCTGATTTAATTTTTTGATCAAGATAATCAGAACCAATAAGTGCTAATAGTTTTACTAACTCTTCTTCTGTATCAGCATTAAAATTTACTGAATTAAACGAATATGGTGTAGTTTCATAATGTTTACCTTCATGTAAACAGCTAAAAGAAACTATAAGAGAATTACTCTCTCTATCATAATTTTCAATTTTTACTTTAACTGATTCCATAACATATCACCTTTTTGTTAATATGTTATATTTATAAATGCAGGCTAACCGTGGCACTACGCGAGTCTATTAAGCGACCAACCTTAATAAATATTACTGGCTCAATGTTGAGCTGTATGGAGGATCCAAGATGGATATTCTAAAAACTATTAAAACATGGGCAGGTGCTCTTGCTGATGTGGCAGTATCAGTTCTCGCACTTATGATTGTTGTAGGTGTATTATTTAAGGGTATTGCAATTCCATTTCTACCTAACGTAGATGTTATTGCTAATGTAACATCAATTGTTAAGTCACTAGGCTCAGAAGGACTTGTTGGTTTAGTCGCTATCTGGGTATTGCATAGTATATGGAAAAATAGATAATAGTTTAATTGAAAGTTTTTATTATTAAAGCTCTCATCGTAAGGTGAGAGCTTTTTTATTTGGTGCGGTGTACGGGAATCGAACCCATCTCTGGACCTTGAAAGGGTCTTATCCTAAACCGATAGACGAACACCGCATGGCTGGGGGACAGGGACTCGAACCCCGATAACAGGAATCAAAATCCTAGGTCCTACCATTAGACGATCCCCCAAAAAAATGGTCCTCCGACAAGGTATCGATCCTTGGTCTCTCGATTATCAGTCGAGTGCTCTACCTTTGAGCTATCAGAGGATGGTGCAAATAGTTGGAGTCGAACCAACCTTAAAAGCCTTATGAGGACTCCTCGACACCTTGCCGACCTACTTGCATGGTACCGTCTCCCAGAATTGAACTGGATCTTTCAGAGCCACAATCTGACGTGACTACCACTACACTAAGACGGCATGGAGCTCCCAAGAGGACTCAAACCCCTAACCTCCACGTCCGTAGCGTGGCGCTCTATCCAGTTGAGCTATGGAAGCTTATTAATTGCAGATTGTATTGTAAATCATTTGATCAGCAGCAGTCTTAATAGAATGAAATCTATCTAACACGTTATAGTTAACTCTTGGAGGATCATCTCTATAACTTTCTATAGCTACTAATGTTTTATACTGCTTGGTAATACAGTCCCACTCTACTTTGGCAAGTAACCATGTACGATCATATCGTAGGAGTTTTTGCCAGACTGTAACTCTATCTGCTAGTTTAATTGTAGGTTGTAATATTTTTATTTGATAATGTTTAGTAGTTTCAATCACTAACCATTCTTCTGCATAAGCAGGTAAATAAAATAACGAAAATAATATAACTAATATTTTTTTCATTAAATATTTATGTAAATTGGTCTGCCTAGTAGGATTCGAACCTACGACCCCTTGACTCCAAATCAAGTGCGCTACCAGACTGCGCTACAGGCAGATATTAAATTAAATTCTGTGCTAATACCATACAGCTTATCCATACCCATATAGTATTAAACCCTACAAGAGTAGGTAGTAGTTTTTTATTACTAGCCCATATTAACGTTAAACTAGTTGCTAAAGTAAAGAAATATAACCACCATATTTGTATATTAAAAATTAAACCAGGAACAATAATGATTGCTTTTGCAAGCCAACTAGCAAACTCTACTTTGTTATAGTTAGTCCAATATTCTCTAGTAAACCACATCTTATAACAATTTTTAATATTATTAAAACCACTATGACTATATGTTATTGAAATACTAATAAACCATAAAATGGTAGCAATAATTATTTGTTGTTGTGTCATAATAAATCCTTTGGTAGATCCATCCGGACTCGAACCGGAAACCTTTCGGTTAAAAGCCGCTTGCTCTACCTATTGAGCTATGGATCCAAAAGAAAAAGGGGAGCACTAAGCCCCCCTTTATGAACCCATAACGGTGACTTAGATATTAAGCAAAAGCTTCTGCACCGAGAACTGCATAACCAGCAGCGACGACTCGACGTGAAGCCTTACCAAGACGGTACTTGTTGGTTACACGACCTTTAGTATCGGTGTGCTTGTTGAGGTAAATAGGGAAGCCTTCTGAACGAAGAGTATGGATAACTCCACGAGCATTAGCAATTCCAAAGCGAGCAGAAATCTGCTTGCCAGTAAGTTCTTCACCAGACATAAGAGCTTCGAGGACACGATTAGTAGTAGTCATATGTTTTCTCCATAATATAGAAATGAGCACTGTGCTCTGTTATTAACATTAATAATATACGATAGTTACATAATTAATGCAACAATAAATTAGCGATAGTCTTTTTTGTGTCAGGAAGACTATCAAACCCCGTATAGACAGCCCATCCCACGTTTCGTCTATAGCGGAAGCAGAGTATACCGAGCAGGAGGCCCGAGTGGGTCTGCTACTAAACCTCACGCTTTGGTCTAGTTTGTCTGAAATTAAACGACTACCCAGGTATGACTACCGTAGTATTCAGATCAAAATGGTGGGAGAGGAAGGACTCGAACCTACGAAGTCATAGACAAGAGATTTACAGTCTCCCCCCTTTGCCGCTCGGGACACTCTCCCAAAAATTTAAAGCTGGGTTACTCATTCCCAGCAGTCGATCTTCAAACGTGTCGACAGGTTCAGGACTTAAGACGTCTGTGCAGATGGAACCTCAGCCGTCCACTAGCTATATCCTCACTCAATTGCACAGCCATTAGTGAGGGATTAATAGGGATTCCAACCCCTACAATATTGGCGGAAAGGGTGAGATTCGAACTCACGGTACCTTTGCAGGCACTTCGGTTTTCAAGACCGACGGATTAAACCACTCTCCCACCTTTCCAATATTGGCTCCGTGGGTAGGATTCGAACCTACAACCGCTCGATTAACAGTCGAGAGCTCTACCATTGAGCTACCACGAAAAACTTCTTGTCTCTACAAGGATACATCAGCTATCTAACTTCCAATACCACTCGTTATTACAGCTGATTACCGATTCTGGGAAGCCTACCTCTACGTATAGTAATGCGCGCACGCTTCGGGCTCTGATGTACCCATGAAGAGACAACTTACGTTGTCCTTCTGCCCTGCTGGAAACCACTTGTACGCTCATTCGAGTCCACGTACCAGTCAGGGGTTGTTCTTATACACTCGGAACAACATCGATTATTAATATAGTAAATTTGCAAATTATAATCAACTAAAAAAGGACCATTAAAAAAGCGGCTCTAGTTTCCTAGGCCGCTCAACGTTTGTAAGACTATAACTATCTAACTTACGTTGAGCGCTCCATATCTTCTGACCATACGCCAGCATTCGGAGCAATCTGTCCGTTAAATGTTTGGCGATAGGTGTGTTTCAGACACGATAGAGTTAGCATTTAATGTTCCGTTTTGTAGTGACAAAATGGTATATTACCATTAAATCTATTTATACGATTTTGACACTACACTCAGCAAAAAAAAATAATTTAATTGTAATGGGAGGGGAATGACCCCTCCCAATAATTACTTATTATTCAGCACCAGCGATGAACTTACGAACAGGGGCTGTAAGAGAATTTACATACTCTTGTGAATCATCAAGCATTTGATCAATGACCGGTTGAAGTTCGGCACGCTTAGCCAAACGAGCTTCCTCACGCTGAGATGAAGATACACGCTTCATAGTGTCAAGGTTCTTAGCCTTAATGCCAACATCCTTAAGCAGCTTTGAAACAGATACTTCCTTTGTCTTAACCTTAGCAGCCTTTACTGCCTTAGGAACATCTCCCTTTGCCAATTTCTTATTAGCATTATACAAATAGACCTGAGCGTTAGACTTAGTAACGTTCAAAGTTTTCATGATCTTTGCGACCATATCTTCTTTGTTATAATCAGGTTCAACTTTGATGAAGTTGATAACAGTATTGATATTAGACATTCACATTCTCCATTTTGATGTCACATATATGATTATAGTTCATTTCGAAAATAAGGCAACTGATATTTCAGCAGTTACCCAGAATTTCTCTAGCAGCCGGGTAATCGATAAGTTCGGCCAGATCATCCAAGATACCGTCCCAAGAGAAGTAGCCGTTTCCAGCATGATTCTTCTGGACGATCTTAAGAGTATCCATAGCTGAAAGTTTCAAAGTCGTATCATTCTTAAGAATGTTACCAGCAAATTCCAGTACAAAATCTTCGTCTGAATAATTCATGCGAGTTCCCTTCTTCATAAACGTATCGCTCATTTCGTTACTCTCTGTTCTCATCATATTATTAATATAGCGGTATTTGGAAATTAATGCAACTTATTTTTTAATGTATTCTAAGAGAATTTTGAAGAAATTAGTTTTATATTTGTAAACCATTGATTCACAAGTAGAATCCATGTAAAAAAGATGGAATTTTGGTGTAAATTTATAGAGAATATTATGGATAAAATTTGGCATATGCATTTTAAGGTTCTCCATCATTCTTTCTATTATAATAATAGTATTTTTAGGAAAATAATGCAACTGTTATTTTCACAAAAAAACCCAATAAAATCAAGGAGTTACAAAAAAAGTTAACTCATTGAAATCATTGGGTTTTTTAGGATTACGGATTCTTATGGATTATTACGTATTTTAATGCAGTTTTTTACGATATTTTGTGAAATCTACAACGTTTTCATTAGAAATTTCTAATATAGGATCACCAGTATATTCTTTAAGTCTAAACATTCTATTCTCTTGACCTTCAGGTAGTTCCTGTCCGAGAAGCTGCCATATCTCAGATTCGTAAATTACTGATCGACCTGATTGCAATTGAGATGCAAAATAGGATAGAATAACATCTGCTACCCATTCTGCATACTCCTCATCTTCATCCATCATACTAGTAGCTCACTAAAACGAGATTTCTTTTCTTCACTAATAGCTGGTTTAGGATTATTAAAGACTTTTGTATCGTCGATAAGATTATCTTGTGCTGACTGTTCTGTGTTAAATAATCTCATCTTTGCTCTATCAATACCAACTACAAATTTCTTATACAATGTAGGATCATTATAACGGTTCTTTAATTGCTTAACCATAATCTGACTAACAGCTTCTAACTCATCTGTACTAACTAATGCAAACATCAAATCTGCTGTAGCAGGTAGACCAAAGGACTCAGCAGTATCTGTAAGTTCAACGTCGGAATTGCCATAACCACCTCTGGTAGTCTGTGTAGCAGATACAATAGGCACATTAAACTCAACGGCAAGACCACGTAGTTCTTCAGCGATAGCTTTGATGTACGTGTATGAGTTAACATTAGAACCAGAACGAATTCTGCTACTACTACATATATTAAGATAGTCAATATAGATGACATCGGGTATAAAATTGCGCTTAATTCTAAGTTCATTAATTAAATGCCTGAAATTAGCTGATCCTGCAGATGCTGTAGGATACTCTTTAATAATTAGCTTACCAACAGTCTTCTCTTTTACTCTACCAATCTTCTTATCATAGACGTCTTTTGGCATAATAGTAAGTTCGTCTACTGTTACATTAAGAAGATTAGCATCGATACGTTCTGCAATCTTCTCTTCTGACATTTCCATTGTAATGTAGAGAACGTTCCTGCCACTCACTAGATTGTGAGAAGCACAATGACACATAAACAAAGACTTACCAACACCAGTGCCGGCCAGAGCGATATTGAGAGTCTTGCGGACCAAGCCGCCTTTCGTAATCTTGTTAAAGAATTCCAGGTCGAAGGGAATATGTTCTTCCCTGCGATGATAGAAATCATATCGATTATCGCTATTAAGAAAATAGTCATGACCCACGCTAACATCAAAAGACACCCCAAGAGCATCGCTGAGAAGAGTGGGTATGGAGCCAGTGCTTGAAGTTCCGGACTTATCATCGAGG